GCTCATTCGAATGCCTCCTTGTTGATCTTGTATGCCACGAAGGCATCCATCAGAGCAGCCACTGAGTCGATCTTCTCTTCCGAGCGTTTCTTCAGCAGCTTTCGGTTTCCGTTGGTATCCTCGAGAGTGACACAGTTACCCATTGTGAATGACATGAGTTCCTGGTCGAAGATGAGTAGGCGTTCCGAGGCCAGTTTCTTCAGTTCCCCAAGGGGGACCGATTCGGTTCTAGCACCCTGGATTACCTTCTCGATACCGTACGGTCCGTTCTCCTGTTCCCACCTGGTTACGAACTCCTTGGCGTTGTACGGGTCGAACCCAAACGCCGAGACATCGTACTTCTGTTCGTCGATGTACTGGTCTAGATCTTCATAGACCTCCATCATATCCAGGACAGTACCCTCCATGACTCGGAGGCTTCCTTCTTGGATGAACTCGTCATACTTCTGGCGTAGAGCGCCCGGCAGCTTCATGAGCGTCAGCTCAGAGATGTATGCCAGAGTCTTTACGCCGAAAGCCTGATTTCGGAGTGGAAACAGGAAGGTGAATGCACAGAAGTCATCACCCTGGGACAAGTCGGCGCCCATAGCGCACTGCATGTTCCAGAATGTATTCTTCCTATGCGGGATCGTCTCCTCGTAGGTGAAGAAGTACGTGTATCCCTCCATGGGGATCCCGAACCTCTTAGCGAGGATGTCGTTTCGAGCAGCTGGGGCTTGTTCCATTCGCTCGACGTCCTGCTGATACCGATCATAAGAGACAGTGATGCCGATGTTCGGCTGGGCTTTCACCCACATAGCAGGATCTGCTACTTCCTTGATGTCATCAAGCCGGTAGTAGAAAATTGAGATGTGAGGAGCGATGTATTCGCCCTTCAGTATTTTGAGCAACTCCATCTTCATGGTGTCACCCACCGCATTGCGGATGGTTCCCTCGGATGAGACGGCCAGGATGACCGGATCATCGATCTTCGAGGCGCCCTGTTCGAGAGCACCGACGACGTCCTCACGGATGTCTCCGGAAAGCCACTCATCCACCGTACAGACCTTGGGTCGAAGACCCTGCAGCTTGTCGATGGACATTGGGCGGACCTCTAGAAGGGATCCGGTCAGGAAGTTCTCGACACCCTTCTTAGTTGCAACCAGCTTCTGGCGGTTAGCCCTCGCACCAGTTGTATTTTGAATGGATCCCTCAGTCAGGAACTTGTATAGCGGACCTCGGGCACGAGTGATAGCGGTCCGGAATGGACCCATCACCTCTTCAGCCTGCTTCATGGTCGGAGCCGTAGCGATCTGATGTGTCGTAGTAGTGTCAATCACCATGAAGTAGTTCTGGATGAGCGACATGTACATCGACTTCGCTGCTCCACGAGCAACGATCAGATACTGCTTGATTGTTAGGCGCTTCTTTACTGTTTTGGTCTCGTATCGACCGCCGACTCCGTCCTCATACGGGACGAAGACCTGGCGATCCTCGAAGTAGTACCAGCCAAGGAGCTGTTCGGCCCAGAGCTTGAAGCTGTCTAGCAAATGGAGGTCGGCTCCGTCGGACAGCGTGAGCTCATTCTCGCAGTAAGCGATGAACCCCTCTACAGCCTTGTCATCGTAGTAGTATTCCGGGTTTGCGATGAGAGCATCGATGCGATTCATCTCACATGAGATCTCTTCGCATACTGGAATCTCTCCTCGGACGACTGCGTCTCGGAACTGCCCGTAGTATTTTGGTACTGCGGTGTTCGAGAGCATTACTTAGCTGTACTCCCAGGATTGCGCGGATAGCGCTTCTTCTTGGGTGAGGGCTTAGTCTGCTTATACGACTTCGGCTTCTCGATCTGTTTTGGCTTAGACGCCTGGGGCAGCTTCTTGCGGTCGGGGCCGCCAGTGGACTTGTATGTCACACGAGCCTCTTCGGCGACGACCGCTGCCGCTTGAGCTGCTTCTTGTGCCTTCTCAGCAGCCTTCTTAATGTTCTCTGCCGCAGCCTTCTTGCCCGCCTTACCGCCGGTAGCGCCCTCGAATGCATTATCAAATGCAGACTTCATGAGCTTCGTACCTGCGTATGTCCCAGCCTTGGTTAGAGAGTTCTCGAGGATCGATCGAGTGACTTCACGACCTCGAACCAGGTGGCGATCGGCCTTGAGCTCCCGATAGCGTTTCTCTTGCTCCAGCCGCTTAATTCGAGACTGAAGTTCGGAGTCGCTGATCTTCTTGTAGCCGCGGTTTGCGAACTTCTTTCGGGCCTTGGCTTCTTTCTTTGCCTGGATCTTTCCGGCGACTCGCTGGTCATGGGCCTGCTTAGCCTTCTGTACCTTAGCCGCTCCAGTTCGGGCGGTCTTGATAGTCGTCTTTGTGGCATTGGCGGTGAATCGCCCACTCTTCTGGATAGCCTTGATGGTGGCCTTCCGACCGGCGCTAGCCTTCTTGCGGATGACGCCCCATTTCTGGCCTTTTACACCGTGGTGAATGAGGTCTTCTACCTCTGCTTCCCCTCGGTCTGATAGATCAGTCGCCATGCTGCCTCCTCGATCAGCTTCTGGTATGCCGATACCAAGAAGGAGTTCCCCGGTGGGTCGAAGAACAGCTTAACCTTCATGGCGATGTAAGACTTGATTGCCGCTTCGTCGTCGATTGAATCAAAGACGGTCCAAGCAGTATCTTTCTCAATCGGGGTGTCGCATTTTGGCCCCAATTGTGCGAGATCCATCCGCGCAGTGTTGATGTGCATCAGGATCTGATCATCGAAGACATCATAACCCGGCATGATGCCGATTGCCTTCTTAGTATCTTCAAGAATGGTTCCCATTAGATCCTCCAGGGAGCTTGATCATTCGGTCGACGCTCAACAACTCGTGGTGTCAACCTCGATCGGTCTCCGAAGTGTATCGCGTTGTGGGTATTCTTGGTTGTCGTTATGAGAAACTCTGGCTCGAGGATGTCTGGATTGAATTCCTCGAGATCTCTGGGCTGAATCGGATTCATGTGGTGGATTAGCGGCATGTATCTGATGTCAAGTCCCTCGATCCCGAGGTCACAGGCTTCGTCTCGAGCCAGAACAAAGTTCCTGACCTTCTTCCACTCCGTCGAAGTGTAGAATCGTTGGTTCAGGTAACGATCGAAGCCAAACGTGGCTGTACCGACTTGCCCGGTGAGAGCCAGGTAGTCAAACCGCTCCTCAAAGGTCTCGAAGCGCGCCAGTTCAGTATACGTTCGTAACATCTCCCGCTCCAGAGTATGTACGGAAGGCTTCGATGGCTTCTTTGGCAATCTTCTCGGCTTGCTCAGCGCTGACTAGCGCCGTCTTCTTTGCCTCGAGGAGTGCTGTTTCATTCCTCAGCTTCTCTACCTCCAGCTGTTCTCTTGTGGAGGCGAGCTTGAGGTAGTGGTTCACCGTGGTTGCCGGTGCTGTACCCTCTCGAAGCTGCTTCTCAGCGAGCTCAAGCGCTAGATTGATCATCTGCGCCTCTCGTTGTTCCACAGTTCGAGCGGGTTTAGAGGGTGTTGCGGCCCTTTTACCCATAGTTGCTCCTTAGATAGAGGGCGTTTGGGGCCAATTGAGGGCTAGATTCTAGGGCCCGTTGTGA